TGGCGGCATCGACACTGTTAAGCCGCGCGGCGGTTGCCACTCTCGCCGCCAGTTCTACGCTTGCGGTTAGCACTCTACATCGGTTGTCGGCGGTTGCCACTCTCGCCGCATCGTCAACGCTCAACGCGCAAACTCTGCACTATCTGCGCGCGGCGGCAACGCTGGCAGGCGCAAGCAGTCTCACCATCGATGCACTGCGCGTGACGTTTGCGAGCGCCGTTCTTGCTGCGTCTTCTACTCTCAGCGCAAACGCTCAGATCAGCGCCTCATCCACGATTGCGCTCGCGGCATCCAGCACGCTTTCCGCAAACGCATTCACGCTTAGGCAGTTGGCGGCTACTCTCGCTGGAAGCAGTACGCTAATCGCCGCAGCGTCTCGGTATTCGTTCGCCACTACGCGGCTTGACGCATCAAGCACACTCACGGCCATCTCATCGGTGCGAGGGTTTGCGTCGGCGACGTTGGGCGGCACGTCAACATTCACTGCCTCGGCGTTTGGCCTTGGGCAGAACGAAGTCAAGTTCATCGGCAACGGCACGCTTATTGCCAGCGCGCGGTTGGTTTTAGTGGCGGGCGCTATCTGGTCGGCGTCTTCCACGCTGCAGGCGAACACCAAGCACTCGGCGCAAATACGGTCCACGCTTCCAGCGTCTGGCACGATGCAGGCGGCGATGCTGGCCCGGCTGGCAGCGGTGGCTAAGATGGCTGGCACAAGCAGCCTGCATTGCGCGATGGATTGGATAGACCACCGCGTCGCCACCTCTAGTCGCGGCGATCTAGTCGTAAAACGATCTACACGTGGCCCGGTCACATCGTCCCGTCGCTCAAATACGCAGACGCATAAACGATGAGAACACGAAACAAGAAGGTGTCGATCCGGTGCGGCTCCGGTCTAGGTGATGCCATCTATCTGCAGAGCGTCGCGCGCCATTACGTCGAGCACGGATACGATGTTGAGGTCTGCTCCGCATGGAAGGACGTGTTCATTCCGCTAAACGGGAAGGTGACTGTCTCGCCATTCCGCCGCACCATGATCACTCGGCTGGCGCACTATTCATCGCGGCGCGGGGAGTACGGCACGACGCAATGGCAGGACTGCTGCATCAATGCCCGTATCCCGATGGAGACCGATCTTCGCATCGACTGGACGCCGCTCAACGTAGACCTGATCAGCAGGCTACAGGGATTTGGCAAACCCATCGTCGCTGTACAGATGCCGCGCGCACCATTCGCTAGGACAGACGGCTTCGGTGTGGAGTTCCTGCCTGATTGCACGGTCATGCAGCGGGCGATCAACTGCATAGGACGCCGCGCGCTGTTGGTGCAGATAGGCAATGGCGAGCCGTTCCATAAGTTCACCGGCATCGACGTAGACTTGGCGAACAAGACCACCGTCAGCGATGTGCTGGACATAGGCTTCGCGGCGCACGGGTTTTTTGGATACTGCTCGTTCCTCGTGCCGCTGGCGGAATCGTTCTCAAAGCCACTGCAGCTTATATGGTCCAAGCGCGGGCTGGAGTCCAAGCATCTGGTCGTGCGGCAGATGACGCCGCAAAAGATACTGCATCGGCCATCGTCACGTGCCATCGTGGACGACTGCAGCCAAACAATGTTGAGCGGGGCCATCGATGAATTTTGTGAACAAGTCTCACGTAAGGTCAGTGTTTGAGAACAAGACCGTCGCCATCGTTGGCAGCGGACCGGGAGTTCTCGACAACGAGCCGGGCCACATTGACGAACATGAGGTGGTGGTGCGAGTCAACAATTTCCGGCTGTTCGCGGCGACCGGCGTTCGCACTGACGTCTATTATTCGTTCTTCGGCAACTCGATCAAAAAAGAAGCCGTGGATTTGATCGCTGGCGGCGTGCAGCTTTGCATGTGTAAATGCCCGAACGCAAAAGTGATTGAGTCCGAATGGCACCGCGTAAACGGCAAGATGGATGGCGTGGATTTCAGAGGCATCTACGAGCGGCGGAAAGATTGGTGGTTCTGCGACACGTATATTCCGACGCTGCATGATTTCTTGGCCCTGTTCGAGTCGCTAGGGCGGCACATACCGACCACCGGCTTCGCTGCCATCCGTGAAATAATGGAGTGCAATCCGGCCTATGTTTATCTCACCGGCTTTGATCTATTCCGCTCCGGTCTGCATAATGTAAACGAGCCGTGGCGCAGGAAGAACACGGGTGATCCGATAGGGCACGTGCCGGAAGTCGAGTTGCAATGGTTGCGGGAAAACAAGAAGATGTTCGCGATGGACAAGCGACTGACCGCAATTCTTTCCGAGGGGGAGCAATGCCAAACGCCTTCGACAACGAGCGTGTGAAAAAGGTTATAGACAAATTCGGCTACAAGGTCTTAGGGCGCACGAGCATTTGCGGAGAGTTCGAAGATTTACTGAAGGGGATCAAACACCGCATGCCGACGCCATCTCATTGTCTGGAGATTGGCACCTTCAACGGCATCTCCACGATGATCCTCGCGCAGTATTTCGATTCCGTAACCGCGATCACTAAAGAAGATGCTGGCGCTGACCGCTCGGTGAAATACAAGATTTGGGACTATGTCGGCGCGAAGAACATCGTCTGCATCGACATCAATTCCAACCACGAGAAGAAGGCCGTGGTCGACAAGGTGGCGTTTGACTTCGCGTACCTAGATGGCGATCACGCGCACGATACGAAAACAGATTTTGAAATGACCAAGCGGTGCGGTCGAATTCTTTTCCACGAGTATTGGCCGCTGCAGCTTCCGGTCTGGAATCTGGTCAAGAGCCTGCCGCCTGAGGAGGTGATCATCGCGCAGCACGATTGCCTCGCTTATTGGGAGCAGCCTCATGGATGATCGACTGTTCGAATATGGTGGAGAGCTTTTCCCCGACTACATCCGAAGGGGCAATGCCTGCGAGCACATCGCCGCCACCGCAAGGTATTTCTGCCGTGGCTCCGGTCTGGACATAGGCGCGAGCCGGTGGCCGCTGCCGGGAGCGATAGCGATAGACCTCGACACAGGCGGCGATGCCATGGCGCTGCCGAACGGATCGTACGATTTCATCTTCAGTTCGCATTGCCTTGAGCATCTGGCCAATCCCATCGCCGCGCTCGAGCATTGGAAGTCGAGACTTAATGAGCGTGGCGTGCTGTTTCTGTATCTGCCGCACGCGGACTCCATGCCATACTGGCGACCGCAGAATTGCCGCAAGCACCTCCACTCTTGGATGCCGTATGAGATGGAGTCGATCATTCGCGACCTGGGATTCATCGATACCATCAGAAGCGAGCGCGACTTGTATTGGAGTTTTGCCGTCGTGGGGTTCGTGCATGGGTGATTTATTGACGGAGGAGAAACGTTTCTACGAGCGGTTTTGGGCGCTGCACAACGATCCGGTTTTGCTCTCTATCTGTAAGCGGTTCGGCATTTCCACCTTCCGAAGATCCTCTGTGCTGGAAGGGTTCGATGGGTTTCTCATTGACAATCAATTCCGTGGCAAGCGCTGCATAGAGATAGGAACGTGCAACGGGCTGACGGCGGTTATTCTGTCTCGATATTTTGAGGAAGTCGTTTCCATAGACATCGCTCCGAACGACCTGAAGCACCGCGTCCTTGCGCATTGCGGAATACAGAACGTCATCTTCCGCGACGTGTACGACAACGCGGCCAAGGCTAAGATCATCCGCGGACTCACGTTCGACTCGGCATTCATAGACGGCAACCACGCCGAGGATACCGAGACCGACTTCGCGTTGGTGCAGCACTGCAAGAGAGTATTGCTGCATGAGTATTGGGCTGAGCAACCAGCGGTGGTCGATCTGGTCAGTCGCCTCAGTCGGCAGGGCGTCGTGGTCACATCCGGAAAGTGGGCCTTATGGACAAACTCATAGCCCGCTTCGATGCGGAGCATGACCGTGACCTTAATATCTGCGAGCGATGGGGCGTGGCCTACCAACGCGACATGCGGGTGACTGCAAAATACGACGAGAATTATTTCAACAAGTGCCTCGGCTACGAAGGGCAGGAAATCGCACTCAAGATCAATGCCGGTCGCACTGATCTTGTCGATCGGTACATGCCGTCGCAGCCGGTTCTGGATATCGGCATCGGTTCAGGGGAGTTCATCCGCACGCGACCGAACACGTGGGGATATGACATAAACCCGAAGGCCATTCGATGGTTGCGGGCGAACAGTAAATGGTCGGAGGACTTGCGCCGCTTCAACGCCTTCACATGCTGGGATGTTCTGGAGCACGTGCCAGCACCGGAGGTTTATTTCAAGCGCATGGCGGCTGGATCACACGTGTTCGCCAGCATACCGATCTTCAATGACTTGCGGCGCATACGGGAGTCGAAGCATTACCGACCGGGCGAGCATCTTTATTACTGGACGCAGGAAGGCTTCACCAACTGGATGGCGCGCTACGGTTTCAAATTGCTTGAGGTCGCTGACTTCGAAACCGCTGCCGGGCGCGAGAGCATCCTCAGTTTTGCGTTCTCAAAGACGTTGCCGGATTACCACGAGACGCTGCAGCAATACCGCGAGATGCACTCGCATTTCTATGGCGCCTCAGCGTGGCTGTATCTGGAGCAGATCGCGCATCAGGTCCGCGAGCTTAATCCGCAGAGCATCCTCGACTATGGCTGCGGACGCTCGGACTTGGTGGCGCATTTCTGGAAAGACGGCGCGCGGCGGATTGAGAAATACGATGCCGCTATCCCGATCTATGAGACGATGCCGAAGGGGCGCTTCGATCTGGTCATCTGCTGTGACGTCATGGAGCACGTGTTGATGGCCGACGTGGATCAGGTCTTGCGAGAGATAAAATCCAAGTCGGGCCGGGCATTGTTCACCATCTCGATGAAGCCGGCCAAAGCAAAACTTCCCGACGGCCGCAACGCCCATGTTACTCTGCTGTCAGATTCAGAATGGACGCGATGGGTGGCGTCCGTGTTCGGGCAGGCCGTGCGGCTACCGACCCAATGGGATCACATCCTGATGTTGAGGACATGGTGAAATGCGCGCTGGCAGGCTGGACAGGCTGATCGACATTCAGCGCAAGACCACCACGCACTCCGACTCGGGCGCGACTGAAATCGTATGGACCAACATCGCCGCACGGCGCGCGGCCTCAGCCACTCCGCTCCGTGGCGACGAGCGCTTCGGCGATCCGCAATTGCTCGGCACGGAGCAGATGGAGTTTCGCGTTCGCTGGTCCGCAGAACTCGCCGCACTGTCTCCGCTGGACCGCATCATCTATCCGGCGATGGACGCGGGCGATTCGCCACCGGATGATGCGCAGGACCGCCGCTTCTACGATGTGCAATGGGTGAGCGAGCTAGGGCGGCGTGAAGGGCTGATCATCGCTGCTGTCAGGCGAGTGGACACCGCGCCGTGATCGATATGCAGGCGGCAGGAGCAGCCGCGCATCCATGGTGGCAGGACTGGCGCGGTCGTGCCGTGGCCATTGTCGGCGGCGGGCCGTCTGCCGGGACCGTGGATTTGACGAAGCTGCAGGGCCGCATGCCGGTCGTCGTTATCAACGAGAGCTTTCGCCTATGTCCTTGGGCTGACATTCTTTATTCGTGCGACATGGAATGGTGGGCCATGCGCATGAAGGACGCCAAGAAGTTCGCCGGGATAAAGCTCGGCATCAACGACACTGATAATCCCTACAAGGCACCGGGCATCCACAAGCTGACGATCAAGAAGCATCTGAATCGATGGGTGCGGGAGTTCCTGATGGAGACTCCGGGCACCATTGGCTCAGGAGGAAATTCCGGATTCCAGATGATCAATCTGCTAGCGCAGTTCGGTGCTGATAGGATCGCGCTGATCGGATTCGACATGCACACGAAAGGCGGCACTCACTGGCACGGGCTGCACGAATCGCCGCTGCGCAATCCAGATCAGGTGCGGTTTTCGATTTGGCGCGAGACGATGGAGGCCGCTGTCCCTCAGATCGCCGCGCTCGGAATCGACGTTGTGAATTGCTCAATGGACAGCGCGCTCACAGGATTCAGGAAAATGCCGTTCGATGAAATGCTGGAAGCGTGGGGATCGAAGCCATGACACTGGCCGACATTCGTCCCGGCTTGCGCACGCTGCTGCTATCTAATGCGGAGATAGCATCGGCGGTCGGCAATGAGCGCATCTATCCGGTGGTGCTGCCGCAGGGCATCACGAAGGACAGCATCGTCTATAACCGCGTGGTCGAGAGCGAGAGCTATCATTTCACCGGGCCATCCGGGCTGGTCATTTCGCGCATGCAGATAGACGTGTGGTCGCAAAGTGTAGATCAGGCCAACGCACTGGCAGACCTTATCAAAGAGCACATCGGGGGATTTGCCGGGCATCTTAATTATAATTCCTCATCGCCGAGCGCGGGCTATGTGAACGTGCAAGGTGTCTTCATGCTCTCCGGTGACGACGGCGAGTATGACAGTCAGGCCGGGATGTACCGGCGCAGGCGCGATTACTCCATCATCTACGAGGACCGCAATGTCTGAGCAGTTCAAGATCGAGGGCCTGCGTGAACTGGACGAAGCGCTCAAGGATTTGCCCAAGGCCATCGGCAAGAACGTGATCAGGCGCTCGCTGACGCGGGCAGCGCAGCCAATCCACGACCAAGCCAAGGCGACGGCTCCCTACAAGCGCGGCCACCTCAAGAAAAGCATGGCCATATCGCGGGTGAAGTTTTCCAGCGGCACCGCAGGAAAGCGGGCGTTCGCGGAAGCCATGGCCAAGGGGGCCTCACGAAAGGAAGCGGGAGAAGCGGCGCGAGAGGCTAACTCAGCCGCCAGTGATGATGTAACGTCTGGCATCATTGTGGTCGGGCCGGGGAGGCATCCGCAGGCGATCTTTCAGGAGTTCGGCACCGCGCACCATGCGCCGCAGCCTTTCATGCGACCGGCTTGGGAAGAAAACAAGATGAAGGCCCTGCACACGATCAAGGACATCTTGCGGGATGAAATCGACAAGGCTGTAGCCCGTATCGCCAAGAGGGCGTTGCGCGGAGTTAAGTGAAACCACCAACGGAGGATTTGAGATGGTCGCGACAAAGGCATCTATTGGTTATGGCACCGTTGTTAAGGTCGGCAGCGGCGGCGACTTCGATTCGCCCGACACCTTCATCACGCTTGCGGAGGTGATCGAGGTGACGCCACCGAACATGCAGACGGATGACGTGGACGCCACGCATTTCAGTTCACCAAACCGAACGCGGGAATATATCGCGGGGCTGATCGAACCGGGCGAGGCATCAATCGTGATGAACCGCATCGATGGCAGCGCGACTGAGGTCCTGCTGATGGGACTGCAGAGTTCCGGTCTGCCGCGAACATGGGTCATCGTGTGGCCGAACGAAACAACGTGGTCGTTCCTCGGGCTGGTCAAGGGCTACGAAGCCACATCCCCGATTGACGACCGCATGACAGCCACCTGCACGATCAAGGTCGCTGGCGCGCAGACCATCACGATCCCGTCACCGTCTGCATAATGACCACTGCCGCTCGCATCGGCTGGGGCTCCGTTTTCCAGACCTTTAACGGAATCTCGTGGGTCACGCTCGGTGAGCTGATCGACTTCACCATGACTGGAATGTCCCGTGACGTC